TTCGGCCCCCAACAATCCCCCAAGGGGGGCATACCATCTACAACCGCGAGGGGTCTTGACTCACGTATTGACAGCACTTTAGAATGGGGGATATGGCACAGGGATTATTTCAAGTAAACCGGAAGGTGCGGAGTCGCGGGGTTGAGGAGCCGATTAGCCGGGAGCTGTTGCGGCGTCCTGGGGCGTTTGCGGAGGTGTTGCAGGAGATGCGCTTACGGTCGGGGATGACGATTCGGGAGATTGCGGACGTGCTGGGGATTTCGACGGGGTCGGTGCATCAGTATTTTTACCGGCAGCGGGGGGATCTGGGGTCGAGCACGCTGCGGTGGTTTTTGCGGTATGCGGATGCGTGCGGGTGTGAGGTGTCGGTCTCGTATCCGGAGGGGCGGAAGGGACGTCGTGCGATGATGCGGCATCCGAGTGTGGAGGGGCGCGATGCGAACGCTGACGCAGCAGGAAGCTGAGCAGTTTGTGATGATGGTGCTCTCGGGAGCCCCGGTCTCTGAGGTGGTGCGCTATTTCTGGGATGAGCCGTTGAGCGACGAGGAGCTGCTGGTGTATGAGGAGGCGTGGCCGAGTCAGCCGGAGGTCCTGGCGGTGATGGAGCGGATGACGGGCGGGACATGGCACCGGATGAGCGACGAGCAGCGGCTGGATGCCTCGCTATCGAAGCATTACAACGAGATGGCCTATTTTCTGTGGACCACCAACTATGCCTCGTCGGCGGGGGCGGACAAGCTCAAGGCCGATACGTGTCGGCAGGCGATTGAGGCCAAGGTGGCGGGAATGGCCGGACGCGAGTCCCCGCTGGCGCAGTTCTATCATGATTTGCTGAGTCGGTATGAGCAGCAGGGGAAAGCGGTGAACTAGGATGCCGCCCACCTCGACACCACCGGCCCTGCGGGACCGGATCATGACCGAGTTCCGGGCGTTTGTGTGCGAGAAGATTGGGTTTGTCCCCTTTGAGCATCAGGCGCGGTGGTGGGCAACGACCGATGGGTTTGAACTGACCCCGGTAGAGGCCGAGCCGGGAGAATATGCGGCGAGTGTGAGGCTGCCGGACGAAACCGTCGTCAAACGGCGGCTGGTGCCCCGGGTACAGGGACGTGCCAAGGTGGTGGCAGAGCTCGGCGCGTATAAATCGGGGAAATCGGCAGGCGCGGGGATCTGGGCGGCAGGATTTGCGGCGGTGCCCCGAGCGACGGTCTATCTGGTGGGCAATGAGTACGATATGTGCGCCCCGGAATTTGATTATCTGCTCGAGGCGCTGTGTTCCGAGCGGGGGCTGAACCAGAAGTATCATTCGCTGCAGAATCGCCCGAAAGATGGCCGGATGTGGCTGGAGATGGAAAACGGGGCGAGATTCGAGGCCCGGAGCTGGGAACGCTCCGAATCGCTCAAAGGCAAGGAAGTGGATGCCTATGTGTACTGCGAAGCCTACCAGTTGCCGGGAATCGAGTGTTTTACCTCCGTCTCCCAGAATCTGCGGGTGCGTCAGGGCTATGCCGTCTTCCCGACGACCCCGGATCGGCCCTGGGTGCAGGTCTTTCATGATAACGGGCATGGGCATAAGGATTTCCCCGCCTGGGTCTGTCAATGCGGGATTCCCGCGATGGTCAATCCCTACAGCTTCGACCAGGCCGCCATGGATCGGGACGAGCATCTGCTGACCCGCGAGAAGTTCTCGATTGCGTATCTGGGGAAACTGGGCGACTTTGTCGGACGGGTGTACCGGTATCAGCGGGGCGACCGGACAATCGGGCTGACCACGCACCCCAAGCTGTGGCATAATCAAACCGGTGCGCCGACGAAAGAGAATTTCCGGCTGCCGCACGACTGGCAGATCGAGATTGGTGCCGATACGGGCACCTATTGTGCCGCCCTCGTGGTCGGCATGGCTCCAGATGGAACCGCCTACGTGCTGGATGAGCTGACGAACTATCGCTATGTGGCGAACACCCCGGAGCTCGATGACGATAGCTCCATGATTCGCTGGACGGATGACCTGAAACGGACGGCAGCACTCTGGAAGACGCGCCCCACGGCCTGGGTGGATGCGAATAGCCAGTTCAAGATGGAATGCCTGCATCACGGGGTGCATCTGCTTGGGAACAAGCGCGGACGCGAGGTGCGAACAGAAGCGGCCCGTCAATACTTCCAGCATGACAAGATTTACCTCGCGCCCTGGCTTTCGCTCCTGCCCTATGAGGTGGAATACGCCCAGTGGCCAGAACTGACCACCTCGGCAGGGAAATACGAGCGTCTGAAAGTCAATGACCACGTCCTCGATTGTCTCGAACATGTGCTCTCGCGCCATCCGCGAGCCCGGGAGCCGAAACCCGACCCGGTGGTGCAGCTCTCGTTTGGGAGCGTGCAGTGGATGGGGTCCCCCATTCGGAAACGGGTGAAACGCGCTCCCGCCGACAGCCATTTAGGAGGCCAGTAGTGTCCGATGATCAGCGATTGCACTTGCTTGAACAGAAGGTGACGTTTATTATGAAAACGCTCTCCCTGACCGCCCAGAAAAACGGGAAAGCCGAGTCGCGGAGTCTCTTGCGACTCTTTGAGGAGTTTGCCGCCGATGCTGGAGCAACTACGACAACGCTTAAAGACGTGGCTGAACGGGCCTTTGCCAAGCCAGCCGATGCCCCTCAGTCTGCTCCAGGACCGGATGGATTTCCTGGAGAAGAGACTGAACCAATTGTCAGCCCCATTTAATGGGACGACCTCTGATCCGGCGGTGTCTGCCCGATTGGAGGACCCGAAACTGGAAGATCTCCCCGATGCTCACCTAGGAGCACACTAATGCCGACTGTGATTATCCGTCTGCCCTATACCGACGAGGGAATGCAACTCGCGCAAGTGCTCGAGCGTCAGATTCCTCAAATGATGCCCCAGGCCCAGGTGGAGGTCTCCATGGAACAGGGACCCGCACCCTCGTTTCAGCCGACGCAACGCAAACCGATAGGATAACCGATGCCTGACGACGCGAAAGAGTTGACCGACTATACGACCGATTACAATCGGCTTCGCGCCCAGAAAGCGCGGAATGTCGGATCGGTCGAACTGCGGATTCTGACCAATCTTGCGTTCGTGTCTGGAGAACACTGGGTCGGCGCACAGAATCGCCTCCTCTTTACCCGGAAGCGCGACCCGAACAAGCTTTATCTCGTGTTTAATCTCGCCGCCCAGATGCTCTACAAGATGATGGGGCGTCTGAGCAGCGTGGCTCCCGTCTTTCGCGCTCGTCCCGACAAGCAGGACCCAAAATCTGTTGGCAAAACAGAAGTCGTCAACAAATTGATCAAGGCACTGGACGAGAAGCTCGATCAGCCCTCCCGCACCTGGGAAATCCTGTGGTGGATGGCAATTGGCGGCGTGGCGTTTGAGTATGTCCCGTGGGTGAAAGATGTCACCATGGAGCCGCTCCCGCAGTTCGATCCCGAGACGAATGAACTGATGTGGACCGATGTCCAGACCCAGCAGGTGATTCCTGATTCACTCAGAAAAGAAGTTCTCGCACAGGGCGCTCCAGCAGAACGGTTTACTGTCGTGGAAGAGATGGTCCTCGCCGGAGATGTGGGCAGCGAAGTCCTCAGTCCGTTACAGGTCTTTATCGATGCGTCGGTCCGGTCTATTGATGACCTGTCGCCGGATCAGGCCGTCTATATTGCCAAGATTCGGACACTCGGATGGATTCAGGCGAATTACGATGTCAGTGATGACACGATTCAGAACATCAAAGATTCCACGGAGGTGCGGATTCTCAGCACGGATCTCAAACAGTTTGGCGATCCCACTGGTTCGGTGCATCTTCAGGACCTGATTCCACGGATTCAGGGGACGGTCACGTCCAATGACCCGGATCTGGCGGTGGTAGTGGAACGCTACCAACCTATCTCAAAGAAACATCCACGAGGCCGCTATACGGCTTTTGTTCCAGGGGAGCAGATCCTCAAGACGGAGGATAACCCCTATGAGTCGATTCCGATTGTCGATTTCCACTGGACACCCACCACGACCAGTTTCTGGGGTGGGGATTATGTCTCGGACCTGATTGCCCCGCAGCGGTTCCTCAATAAACGGCTCTCGCAGCTCGGGGAACAGGCAAACGCGTCTATTTATGGGGATGAGCTCCTCGGACCAACCGTAAAACGGGAGGATATCCCCTCAGATTACCCAGCTCCGATTGAAGGGGGCCTGAATGAAGCCGGTGTCAAGATGGTACAACGGCGCGATCCGCCCCAATTGCCGGGATGGTTCATGCAGTCCGTCGATCTGACGCTCAAGTTGCTACGGGAGATTGCCGGCGGCGTGGATCTGTTTCAGGAGCAGAAGTTTCCGGGGCAACTGCGCGGACCGATGGCCGTCCCGATGCTCCAGGAGATTATTGATACCCAGTGGGGGAATCTCTACCAGCATATTGGCCAGCGCATGGCCAAAGTGAAGGAAATGCGGGTGAATCGGGTGAAAGAGTACTATCCACCCTTCCGCACGATGCACTATACCGACCGGTCGATGAAGGATGAGGTGTTCATCTTCCAAACATCTGATATTCTCCGTGCCGGGACCGATTATTCGATTACTGTGGAGCGGGGGAGCCTGGTTCCTGAGCTCCGGGCACTCAGAGAGGCGCGGATTCGGGAACACCTCCAGTCACCGCTCAGTGTCCTCTACATGGACGAGCGCACCGGTCGGATTGACAAGGAAAAGATCGCCTCAGACCTCGAGATGGGCGATATTGGACGCGAAGCCAAGGAATCCCAGTATCGCAAGCTTGGCATGTCCTTGGTCGAGCGACTCTGGGAGGGACATCAGCTGCCGCCCCATATTCCAATGCCCTTCTGGAATCTCCGGGTGATCATGGACGAGCTGGAGAGCGAGATGGCGACGACCGAGTTCCTGGGGGCCAGTATGGAGATTCAGCAGGGCTTTGTGGAATTCTGGAACCGATGTCGGAAGTTCCTGATCGAAGCCGGCCAACGGCGTCAGGAAGGGATGCAGCAACAGCAGATCCAGGGTGCCGTCGCCCAAGCAGCCCAGCAGGCGGCAGCGAAAGCGGCAGCCGAAGCGATTGACATGGCGATGGACCAGATGAAAGCGAGTCAAGAAGTCGGACAACAGGCTCCCGAAGCCTTCGCCCAGGCTATGATGCAGCAGCAGGGCGGACGACCGCAGTAATGGCACATCGCAGGGGGCATCCGCCCAAGACCGAGGAATCGACCGGTCGTCGAAAGGTGCAACGTGTCATGCACGAGTTCAAAGGTGGGGGTCTTTATTCCTCCAGCGGAAAGCCCGTGACAAACAAAAAACAGGCGATTGCGATTGCGCTCAGTGAGCAGCGACGAGCAAATCGCAGGAACGCTTGACAGGTTTTTCGTTCGTTCTTATACTGCCAGTACTGCCCCGTCCATAGACGACGAATACGGCACGCGAATACGTCGAAGGGATTCTCTGGCAAGGGAATATCCCGGCTGACATTCGCCACCCACTCGACCGAGGAGGATCGATGGCAGACGACGAAACCCTGAATGCTCCCAATGAGGGAGTGGATGACCAAACCGTACCCGTAGGGGGTGACACAGAAGACTC